TCCACCATTGAGCGCATATCCGAACCCTACATTGTATGGGGAAAGATATTCGTTCAAACAAAAAGACACCCTTTACCATGACGGTAGAGGGTGTCTTTCTTCATTCTCCGGTAAACCCGTTTGCCCTGGCGCATTTCAGCGCACCCAAAATCATTTTGTCCTGCGCCAATGTCCGTTGCTTGATCTCGTAGATAGGTGTTCCACGGTGTCCATCCCATTCCTCAATCTGTTTCCGGTCATGAACCACCGCCCCTTCATAGAGATTTATCAGCTTGTCCAGCGTCAAATCCTTTAAGGTCTGCATGATTACCCTGCACTTTCATCAGAAGATTTGTCCTTGATTTTGATACCAAAGAGCAAGGCAAGCTCAACCGTCCACGCAGAGAACCAGGCCACGGTCAGTTCCGAGGAAATCATGTGGTCATGGAAATTGGCGACCAGAACGGCGATTGTGTACCAGAACAGATTGAACATGGAAAAGATTGTGAAGAGAGTTCGCTTTTTCACTTTCTTTTTCGGTTTCGTGGCAACCCGCTTGCCGCTCATTGATACCACCCTCACTTTTTCAGATAGGCCGCAGAACAGAACCCGGTGTAGGTGACATTCTGGTAGGTGAACTTAACATAGAGCCAGTTCACGCCGCCCTGGGGCGTGTAATACCCGTAGTTCTGCACTTTCGTTCCCTTCGGAATAGACACCAAAATATCCTGATTGGTGCCAGCAGCATTGCGGACATTCAGACCGCTCTTGGCAGTCACCGTATAAGTTCCGGCCAAGGATTTGTCGAACTTAGTGGCGACACCGGTAGCCTTGACCTCCTTACCAGAGGTGGAAGCCGTAGGAGTGTCTTTCTCGGGCGTAGGAGCCTCTGTATGGCCCGTGTACTCCACATAGGGGATATGACCATGCTTCTTCCAGGTGCGGGTGTTATATCCGGCCTTGGAGCCGATGTTGCCTACCACCGTGATCTGCACACAGTTCTTCCATTTCGGAGTACACTCGACAGCCAGACCATCACCGATGTAAATACCGATGTGGCCGGTAGTCCACACCACCTCGCCGGGTTCCATGTTGGCCCAGCCGGAGGCGGACGCATCGGGACAGGTGGTAATCATCTTGTCTGCCCCAATATCAGGAACACCGTTGGAGGCGTACTTGGCTCCACCATAGGTCTTACTCTTGTCGCCACACCAACCCCACAAAATGCCTTTGATAAGGTTCACACAGTCAAACCCAAAGGTGTCCTCAGAAGCGGCGTTAATCATCTTGACTCTCGCCGCAGCCTTGTTGTAGGAATGATTGGTAGTGTACCGCTTCTTGTTGGCCGCAGTCAGGGGTGCGCCAAAACAGCCCATGACATAGAGCGTTTTATCGTTCTTGGCAATGTCAATGGCCTTGCTGACCAGTTCACTTGCTTTCATCATGACTTACTTGCCTCCCTTGTTATCATCCAAAAGCTCCTGCGTCTTCTGGCTCTGAGTTCCGAAATAGAACGCAATGATAACGGCATAGATGGTCATGAAGTCCTGGCTGATCTGATTGGTGCAAGCCATAAAAGCGAATACACTGGTCAGCACAAGGGTCACAAGGGACTTGACGGACAGCAGATTGGACAGACGCTTGATGATAGTTTCCATGGTACTTCTCCTTTCTATTTTGGTGAGTTTAGTGACCCATTTTCGATTTTTACCATAAACTCTCTTATAGGGACGCTCTCTAAGGGGACTTTATAACAAAAACTTAAAATCATTCACTAAACTCACTAATGACCACTGAAAATAATTAGTAGATACACTGAAAATGTTCAGTTAATCCGGCTTGTGAAACTCTTCCAGGTCAGAAATACGATGGTTAATGACCTTGATTTGCTCTTCCACCACGGGCATACGCTTGGCAAAATTGTTGTGTTCCCGGACTTCACGGGTGAGGTCTTCCAGCTTCGTTTCTGTGACCGCTTGCTGTCTGTCCAGTTTGGCGTTCATGGTCTGAGCGGTCTTGTTGCTGGAATAGATGGTGCCAAGCAGAGCCAGCCCACCCGTGATAATAGCGACAATGATTGCCTCCGTCATTCCACTACCTCCCAAGCCTGAGCATAATCGGTGGGAGAGAAGTTGGTGTCCTGCTTGCACCGGTACACTTTCCCGTCTGTGAAGATCATGTACTCGCCGGTGTGGTACATATCGTGCGCTCCCTGAACAGGGACAAAGGGACGAGCCGTTTCCTTGGTCTTGCCATGCAGAGGCCGGTTGAAGGTGTACCAGGAGGGGTCGCCGGGAATAAGACCGGGATAGGTGGCATTGTCGTAAGCCTGATAACACTCCCAAGTCTGCTCCCACTCGCTTCCCAAGCTATCCCCTGCATGGGTATTGTAGATTTCACCTCTGGCGTGGTTTCCAGCCTCCCAATCAGGGTACAATCCTGCGGCCCTAATTTTCTGGTCATCTTCTGTCACGGCTTCCCCAGCCAGACTTAGCTTCGACACATAGATTGCACTCGTCAAAGCGTCCAACATCTTCTTATTCACAGCGCAAGCCCCCTCTCAATCGCCGCCGCAATAGCGTCTACTTCCTCCTGCTCCGCTTTTCTCTGAATAATGGCCTCCTGCTCTTTCTGGTAGGCAATCTCGCTGATTTCGGTCACGATAACGCTCTCCGTACCGTCCAGCTCGTCCCTACCTTCCACATGGTACACAGTACCCTCAATCACGACACCCTGAGCCTCCTGCTCACTACACAGGCCATAGCTGCCGTTATCCTGCTTTCTGACCCAAACAGGGTTCGTAACTGTTGCTAAAACAGTTTCGCCTTTTAACATTCGATACATTTCTTTCCCAACCTTTCTTGTTCGGATAGAAACCAAACATGGATTTGAAATATTGATTAGTGCGCTCTCTCACTTTGTAGCTGTTCCCTCGCATCATGTGTCCGTTATAGCTGTCCACTGAATTGCGAATGTCAGCCAGGGTCATTTCTCCCATTTTCCATTTCCGGTAAAAAGAACGGAGTTTGCGCCGGATGATTTTGGTAGAAGCGGGGTTCATCTTCAAGATCACTTTCCCCTGTGGGGTGACAATGAACTTGGTTTTCAACCACCGGTAAAAGTCCGCCAGAGGAACGACCCTGGTTTTCTTCCAGTTGAGCCGGAGTCCAAGGTTCCGGGTGACTTCTTCCAGTCCCAACATACATTCGCCCTTTAGATAATCCAGGTCTTCATGAATGGCATAGCCGTCATCCATATACCGGGCATATCCCTCAATCCGCAAGACTTCTTTGAAATAGTGGTCAACCGGACTTGGCAGTAACAGGGCATTTGTCTGGCTGATTTGACTGCCCAGGCCAAGCCCCACCGGGCCAAAATCCGCAATGAAGCTGTTGTGCAAAGCCCGAACACGGTCATCGTGGAGCCGCCTGTCCGCTTCCACCAGTAGGGGTTTATGGGGAGCGTCATCGAAGAAGCTCTTGAAGTCATAGATCAGGATGCCGCCAGCCAGACCATGCTTGCGGAAGTGTCGTTCCAGGTGGTAGACCATCCGCCGCAGGGCAAAGTCCATGCCCCGGTGCTTCAAGCTGGCGGAGTTGTCATAGATGAAAGAGGCGGAATAGATTGGCACAATGCAGTAATCACATAGGCATTTCTGGACTGTCCGCTCTGAGATGTGAACGGAGCGGATATGCCGTTTCTTGCCACGCTCCATGATGTAGAACTCATGGAAGCCTCGGTGAATAAATGTGCCGTTCCGCAGGGATAATAGGGTTTCAGAGATGTTCGGGATAAGATTGCTGATATACCTCTGTGTAGAACTCTTCCAATACACTCCTTTACAGCACTTTTTCGCAGATAAATATAGGTGCCGGAACGAAAAGACTTCATCGAAATCTCCACAGGCCATACTTCGCTTTAGACGGGCCTCGTCCCTCTTTGCTTTCCTGCGTTGATAACGGATTTCCCTTCGTTCCTCGCTCGTCATAAAAAGGGTTCCCTCCGTACAGTATTATTGTGGGGTACGGGTTCTAACTGCATAGTAGTACCAGCCATGAAATGAGTTACCGTACAATCGCTCACCATGCAAGCAGCGTCCGGCTGACTACATCGGAAGTTCCCGTTGCCGGAAAGGGCATATTTCAACGATATGCCCGGAAGTTTTAGCCTTTCGGCAGGGTACAAGCCCTCCTTCTGCAAAGGGTACTGATTTCACCCAACGGGGTTACTACGACTGACCCATACGAAGTTGCAGAAGCCGAAGGACACGCCATTGGAGTTGTTGGCGTTGTTATTGTTGGCGTTTCCCGAACTGTTCACATTGCAGAAATTGTTGGTGTTGCCGCTATTAGGCGAACGCTCCCACCAGTTGTTCGCAGAACAATAAACGGATGACAGGACTTGACCCATATCTGAAAACTTACACCGGGAGGTCTTTATACCTCTCGCTGTCAGCTTTCTTCACTTTGGAGATCAGCTTCGCTTCCTCTTTGATGTACTCTCCAAACTCCTGCATGGCGTGGTCAATCCACGGGCATTTCTCCGGGTTTTGAAGAATAGCGTCATAGAGCAAAGACAGTTTTGGACTGATATTTTGGAGGGCAATATTGGCTCTTGTCAGGCAGTCCCGGCGCATTTGCGCTTCATGCTGGTTTCTCGGATAGATATTGTTTGCCGCCCGAACCTCGTCATGAACCGTGGTGGCAAGAGCCATGAGCTTGTAAAGGAGATAAGGGCCGTACCGTTTAGGAGCCTTGGTGACAACGGAAAAGGTGTGAGCTTCCAGTTTTCTTGCAGTTTCGATGAACTGCATCGGGCTTTCTCCCCGTTGATTTCAAAGATATTGGATTAAACGCAGAAGCCGAAGGACACGCCACCGGAGTAGTTGGCGTAGCCATCGTTGGCGTTTCCCGAACTGTCCACACCGCAGAAATCGTTGGTGTTGCCGCTACGAGGCGAACGCTCCCACCAGGTGTTCGCAGAACCATTGACCTTCTTAATTCTGGTGTTCCCGGCCTTATACCAATCGTACTGCGTACCCTCACCGGCAACCGAGTAAGTGGTCGTACCGAAAATCTCAATCTCGGCCAGCAGAAACAGGTCATCATTGGTGGTCTGTGTACCGCTGGAACTTCCTCCACCGGTGCCGGACTTCTTCTTGACGGTCTTGATAGCAGAACGAAGATCAGCAGGAAGTTGGCTCTTATAGGTGGACATTCTGGTTCTCATAGCAGAGCCGTTCCAACCTCCGGTGTTCGTATTGGAACTGTTCATTTGCTGGGTCTGATTAAGGCAGTCTACAAGCTGGAAGGTCATAGCCGCCTTGCCACCGGACACTTTATCGTCATGGTTGAAACCGATAATCTGCACCTCGTAATTGGTGCCGCCGATGTTTACAGTCTTTGTATCTCCCACCTTGAAGAACTGCTCCGCCATACCCAAACGGCCACAAACATCAATATCATCCCAATCGGTATCGTTCAGGCTGTCCCCGATCTCGAAGGGATAAACATAAACGATGCCAATGACTTCCAGCGTCCATTGCCTCGATTTGGGGGAACTATCAAAGGTGTACTGAATAGTCCACTCACCCAGCTCGGCAGGGTAGAGAACCGCTTCACCACCGGACACCTGAGCGGTCAGGACTTTACCTCCCTTACTCATTGTGACCTGAGTTCCGTTGTCTGCAATCACATGAACCTCAGCCGGAGAACCCTTCTGGCTCAGAGCATACAAAGCGTCATTCACCGTAGGGTCAGACTGGCTCAGTTCCAGAGCGGCCTTTGTGGTATCGCTCAGGAGATTGGCTTTATTCAGAGCGGTGCCAACTTCATTACACCCGGCGTTTGCTCCGGTGGTGTCAGTATTCAACTGCACATCGAGATAGCCCTGTCCGGCAAGAAGCTGTTCCCGCCATGCCTCAAAGGTTTCGGGCATATCGGAAGGGGCCTTGATGATACTGGACTTTCCGTTGCCCTTGATGCTGGTGTCTTTCATACTGTACCTCCTATTGTCCACAGTACATCGTCCCGGAATAGCGGAACGCTGCGGTTGTCTGTGTAATTCGCTGGTCAATCATCCAAAGCAAAAGCTCCATGTCATTTGCCGTCTGATAGGTCAACTTATCAAGAGAGTTCGGCACAGACGGAGCATCGTCTGGCAGAGAGAGTTTTGCCCTTAATTTTGTCAGACAGCTCAGAAGATTGCTCACCTGGCTTTGTGTCGGGGTATCGCCCATGACCCAATCCACCTTCGGAATAATGGAGCTGTCGTGAATGTCCAGCTCTTTCATTCGCTCCACCAGATAGGCGACTGCCTCTCCCAGCCGGTTGAAGTCTGTGTAGTTATAGGCACCTTTCATCCCGGCCAGGTATTCGGCTTTTTCCTCAGCGGAGAGGGCCGCAAGCCCTCCCGTGAGGATTTTGTTCTTTAGGGTATAAACCCGGTCTACATCGGCCTGTGTGCGGTTGTAGACAAGCTCATTGATAATACTCATATCAAGCCTTTCACCTTCATCTTTCCGCTCAGAGAGCCGTTAAAGGAGATTTCATCCACCAAGATCAGAGCGTCCATTTCATCGGTGTACCGGGTTTGTAGACCGATAATGTCGCCAACCTCCATTTCCGGGTTTCCACGGTAATCTGCGTCATAGGTGTTCCGCATTTGCAGATAATTCTTCACATGGTTTGCCAAAGCGAGGCACATACTGTCATTGGTGATTAAGGGGTTTTCCTCCTTGTCCACTTCTCCGGTGAGAGCCACGGGGTAGGAAACGACCACCGAGTTCTCCTGCAAAGTCCGTCCGGTAATGGTCACGGTTTTGGTGCCGGAGGATAACACCAAGTCCGCAGCTCTGGCGTAAATGTTGGAAGATACCAGTGTTCCGCCAGACACATTGATTTGAATATCTTGTGCAAGACCAGAGAACTCAACATGAAGTTCAGTTTCGGTGGTCGTTTCCTCATAGAGATTTGTGGTGCTGTCGCTGGCGGCATAAGAGTACCGGGCCACGGTAACGGCTTTCAGCTCGTCAATTTTGGAGATCGCCTGACTATTCTCTGCGATAGAAGAGAAATCCAAGGTGAAGTCCGTTTCCCGGTAATAGACCTTACTGACCCTCATTCTCCGATAAGGGAGGCCACCCAGGAAGGACACTTCAATTTTGGTGCAATCAATCGCCAGAGAGGAAGATACAAACACCTCCACGGAATTGACCGGAACCGTCTGTGTGTCCAGTAGAACAGCGTCCTTGTAATATTTTACCTGAATAGAGGTGGGGTACTCGTCCATGGGCGTATCAAAGCGGATAGCGACCACAGGGAGGTCATGGGACACATCAAAGGTTCTGGTAAAGACCGGAGCCGTTGTGAATGTCCCTTCCGCATTGGTCATGGCTTCACTGATATACCCTCTCCCATTAGGGTCATCATCGGGGATAATCACCTGATTGCCGCCGTCCAGCGTCCACCGGTTCAATTCAAATACGGCGTAGGTGTTCTCGCTGGTATTGCCCTTGTCCACCGTTTCCCACTCGCTGTACCAGAGATGGCCGTTATCGGCCCACTGACCGCTGTAAATGCCCGTCACGGTCACACCGAAGGGTTTGATATGGATGATGTTGTCATCGTCCGTAAACAGGCGGCAACGGGCCGCATGAGCGATTAACTGCAAGCAGTTCATGTGCGTGTCGATGGGAAGAGCCGCCGTGGTGAACATCTGCTTCAAGCTCTCGTCAATCTCCCAAGGGTGCGTACCCTGTTCCGTTAGGGTCAAATCAGCGTCCAGCAAGACTTCCTCCGCCATGGCAAACAGGTTTTTAGAACCGAGCTTACTTTTGTAGAAAGTCTTTGTCAGGCTCCCAATCAGGCCGGTTCCGTTGAAGGTTGTCTGGTTGTCTTTGGTGGTAGGTTTACCGTTCAGCACATACTTGTCAGATTTAATCCATTCCACGGAGCCGTCCGGCAGCTCATAGCCGAATTGGATTTCAATGGGAGAGTTCTTATCCACATAAGCGTAGATGCCAGCCGGATTATCGGGGTCATAATTGTGTTCGTAGTCAATGATGGTGAACTCCATCGTTTCGGTAGGCAGTCTGCGGCTTAGAGGGTCAACATCATGCTTTTGCTGAGTGGAAACAATATCTTTGTTCACAAACTGCTTGTTTAGGCCGTACAGAACCTCTTCCAGCCGGGGCCTACTGTACGGTAGAGCCATATCGAAGGTAATAGTCACCTTATCCACTTGGGCCGCTCTCGTATTTACTACGGCCTCTACGCCGGTCACAGGCACCACCTGGGTATCGACCAGAGCATTGCTCAGGTAAAACCTTGCGGTGATCTGCAAAGGCCATTCCTGATACCTGGTATCAAAGGTTAGAGTTAGACCGGGGAAGGTGTGAGGGGTGGAGAACTGTCGAGTAATGACTGCCGGGGTACTGAACGCTCCCTCTGCGTCACTCATGTGGCTGGACGCAAACCCGTCTTGCACCGTTCCGCTTGAGGGAAGGAGAAGAGCCTTGCCGTCCAATGCCCACCGGTTCAATTCCAAAACAGCATAAGGGCTTCCGTACTGATAGGGATAATCCACCGTTTCAAATTCAGAAAAAGGCAGCTCCCCATTGCTTACCCACTCACCGTCTGTTGCGGCTGTCGTGTCCACATTCCCGAAGGTGATACGGACATAGGAGCGGTTGCGAAGGAGGCCACGCATACTCAACTTGTAAGCGTTACTTACAGATTTCATATCGGCCCTCCTTACAACGGCTCTCCGCAGTCAATGAGATTAACTTTACAGTTAATGTAATCAATGGGAAGCTGCGTTTCCGGGTCAAGATGGAACGGCTCTGCCGTCCTGTCACCGGGGTACATCTTCCGGGTAGTCCATGTGTTGTTCACCATATCCGGGTAAGTGACCATCACATAGAAATTCTTAAATTCTTGCAACAGGCTCGCCCATTGTTCCGCAGTCAGATAAGCCCATTCCAAATTGTCAATTTTCTGCTGTTCACGGCCTACCACCTGTCCCACCACCACAGCGTTTGCATTTCGGGCAGAGTCTACGATGGTAGCGGCCATGAGGTTAAGCCCCCTGCGGGGGCAAGGATATTCATGACCATTGATCTTGATAAAAGCTGCCATATCCTTACCCCCTTAGTAGGCGTTAGCAAAGGCACCACTGTTCACTCGGACACCTCTGCTCCGGTTGTACCGGTCATAAGACCGGCCAATTACATCGTCACCGATGGACACAGACAAATCCTTCTCCTCGATGATATTCATGAGTGCATAGATAGCGGCGATTACACCATCGTTTGCAACGGACACGCCAGCGGAAATGCCCTCAACAATTTGGTCATTGTTGGCAACGGCAGTACGCCGTCCCATGGCACCTACCATCTCAGCTCCGGCCTCTCTCGCAATGAAGAGCTGCCCTTCATCCACGAAACCGCCCTCAGCCATGTACTGAATACGGTCTACGCTGATTTCACTGAAATAACTCAGGCTGATACCGGTGAATTTCGATACCTTGTTGATCTGACGGATAACATTGTTGAGCGACCGGATGGCGTTGTTCATGCCCCTTTCCATTGCAGTCAGAGTAGCGTTCCATTGAGTGATAGCGGTATTGGTCATGCCTCTCCACATAGAACTCCATCCCTTCGGGAAGGTGGTCGTGAAGCTGTCCATGCCGATTGTCATTTGAGTCTGGAAGTCCGTGAAGCCAAGGAGCGTATTCGTGCGGAAGGTGGTAAAGTCCGTATTCATGGTGTTCAAGCCGGTCTGCCACTTCTGCACAACCCCGTCCACCAGCGTATTGAAATTGGTGTCAAGGGTGGTCTTCATCTGCTCCACATTGGCCTGAATGAGCGGCATTTTGTTCGTCATACCGGTAGAGAAGCCAGTCACAAGCTGCTCACCGCAGACTTGCAGATTGGTAAAAATACCGGTTGCCAGATTTGTCGTACCGTTTTCCTGCGTCAGAATACCAAGCTGCTCCATAAGAGCGGCATACTGCGTCAGCAGGATTACAGCGGTTTGCAGTTCCGGGTTAGCAAGCCGAAGCTCGTCATTCAGGGTTTTGGTGTCCGTATAAATGTCATTCACATCGTCAGCAAAGTCACCAATGGGATTGCCAGCAAAGAGCTTCTGGAACCCACTCACAATGCTATCCCAGGTGATACCGCCCATGGAGTCAGTATAAGAACTGATCTCCCCAGCAAAGTCAGACATGAAGTCCACGAAATCGGACATATCATCGGTGAGCTGCGGAAGAGTACCGTTCAACTCCCGAAGAGAAGGGGCAAGGTTGTTGTTCAGTTCGTCCGCAACAGACCGTAGGCTTTCCACCAGGCCGATACAAGCCAGGGCCATTTCCGCCAGAATACCGGCTCCCAAGGCGATTGCCGCAGGAAGCAGACCAGCCGTACCGATAGTGATTGCGCCGAGAGCGGCGGTTGCCGCACCTACACCGACCAGAAGGCCGGTGCCTACTCCAATGGCGGTAGCAATCTCTTCACCATTGTCCAGAACCGGCTGCCATGCCTGACCAATCTCGTCAAGTCCCTTTCCTACGGCCCAAATTTCCACCAGGAATAGGCCGGTAGCTACACCGAGTTCCAGCAGGATAGCGGTGCCGATACCGATATTCACGGCAATGGTTGTACCCCCGGTTCCCAGGGCGTATGCGGCCAAACCGACTGCTCCCAAGATACCGGCTCCAATACCGATAGCGGTTGCCACAGTAGTTCCGTTCTCAATGACAGGCTCCCACGCCTTGCCCACTTCCTCTAACTCATGCCCCATGATGGCGATTGCGCCAACTACGATAATTGCGGCAGCAGAAACCTCAGCGACAATTCCGACCACCAGACCCAGGTTCTTTGCCAGAGAAGTCAGCTTCGGAGAGAGGCTGGTGCTTACAGTGGTGTCAATCGTCTGTGTGGCGGTAGTGAGCGTGTTCATGGCGGTAGTAGCTTTGCCCAGGTTGGAGATACCCTTTAGCTTGGAGAATACATCAAGAGCGACCACCAAGCCTCCCAGGATTTCCAAGCCACCGATAATCAGCGTCACTTTATCTACGCCGCTCCAATCGCCTTGCTTGATAGCCTCCCAATTTGTAGCGATCTCACGGATGATGGTGGTAAAGCCCTGAATGGCTACACTCCATGCCGCCAGTTTAATGTTCCCTGTGAACACGCCGATGCCAATGGCGATATTGGTCAGCCCACGGATGACGGTCAGGGCATTTTCCGCATTGACCCCGTTTTCTGCAATATCACTGATAGCAATGACGATTTCTCCGATACCTTGCACGACTTTCAGCGCACCGCCGACCTTCAAGCCTCCGAGCATAATCAGAGCGTCCCCCACCATACCGGCAAAGGAACTAATCATTCCGGCGACATTCTGGAAGGTAGGGCCGTTGTCCAGAAAATCTTTCAGATACCGTTCAAATTCCTTCAAATCAGCGAGGAACATAGCCAGTCCGAGAACCTTGAAGTCCAGCTTGAAGGTGAAGTTCTTGGAGTTCAGTTCTTTCAGCAATTTCAAAGCCGTCAAGAAATCCTTAGCGACCTTCCATGCCAAAATACCCGCCGCAATACTGGTCACAGTGGCGAGAACATCTTTCAGATTTTCTTTCAGCTCGTCAACCTGAGAATTGATATTCTCAAAAATGCTTTCGTCCCACAGTTTGCCAATGTCAAATTCGCCGTCATAGCCTCCACCAGAAACACCGGCACCGGCTCCGCTGCTCCCCTGGTCAGGGTTAAAAACATTCAGTTCATCAAAACCAGCGGTGTACTGTTTCAGCTTCTTTGCGGCACCGGCAGCGTCATCGAGATTGTCAGCCATATCACCGGCTGCGGTGGCACCAGAACTGACACCGAAATCTACCGGCTTCAAGTCAATGCCGAAGAGTTGCGCCAGGGCCGCAATCGCTTCCCCAATCAGCTCAACAAAGGCTTGCACATAGGGTAAAACCTTCACCAGAGCGGGAAGAAGGAAAGACCCAAAAGCCTGGGAAAGAGAAGTGAGCTGCTGGCGCAGGGTTCTCATAAGACCTTCTGCGGTAGTCATCTCACGGGCATAAGTGCCAATCAAATCCTGCGCCTTAGCCTGGTCGATCAGGGTAAGATAGCGTAGATAAGACTTCAATTCCTCGCTTGCGCTCTGAGTGCTGTACGCAATACCGTAATTCGCCGCCGTGATCTTCAACTGAGAGTCTACGATGGTAAAGCCAGCTCTACGGATAGGTTCAACCTCACCGGCAATAGCCGAGCGGACAGCAACGGCAGCGTCTTCAAAACTCTTATAAATGTCGTTGTAACCGGCCCAAATGTCATAGGTCAGTTCCGTATAGTTCATAGCCATGGCCGCTGCGTCCTTCTGAGCGACACCGAAACCCCTTAACATCGTGCCATAAATAGACGCATACTGCATGAACTGCTGGACATTGATCTGCAATTCAGAATTGAGCCGCTGTATCCATTTGTAGTTTTCTTCCGCCTCTTCGCCAAAGGCTCGGCCAAACCGGTACATGATACCTTCCCATTCGGAAGCCTGATACATATACTCGGCAAGTGCCGTACCAATCCGCTTCGAGGCATAAAGCACCGTAGAAATTTTGATACCAGCGAGGGCGTTAGACCACGCCTTAGTGCCGGTAGTTGCCCGGTTCACGGAATTGTTATACCGGTCTGTGCTGGACACCAATCTTTGGATTTTGGAAGGAAAGGCGGAAAATCCATTGGAAACCTTCTGCATTTCATCTGCAAAAGGCTTCATAGCGGCAGCAAGTTCCTTCATTTGCCGGGTAAACTTGTCAATGTCCGCCTTTTCCAGCTCGTCAATCAGGTCAGGGAGTTTTCCAAGCTGATTGATGAAGGAAGTCATATTGGCTCTTCCAAGCTCAGACAGAGGGCGTAAACCGTCCACAAGGGTTCTGATTTTGTCCCCGTCCGTCCACCTGACATTTTTCAGGGCAGCGTTGAGGGCGTTTAACTGATTGGGAATAGAGCTGGAAATTTTGACCCCTCTGACTTGTTCCAATGCTCTTAGGCCGGAGGCAATCTGTGTCAGCTTCCGGGACATATCACCGCTGTTCAGGCCGGAAAGAGCGTTCTTCAATTCCCGAATACTCTTACTGGTGCTGTCAAGTCCCTTGACGCTATTGTTGGTCACGGACTTCAACCCGCTCAGGGCCTTTTTCAGATTTTCAAGCCCGGTTACGGCTCCTGCGCTGTTCTCCTGGATTTGAAATTCCAAGCCCTGAATTTCCACATTATCAGCCATTTACGCCACCACCTTTCTCCTGAAATTTCTTGTTAAACGACACAGCCAATGCCTGAAAATAGGCTTTTGCTTTTTCGTCCTGCTTTTCCTGTCTGGTTTGTTCTTTTTTCTCCTTCTGCATGGTGTCCAATGCAAACGGCTGATTGGGATAAGGTACAGCCTTTGTACCTTTTTTCGCAAAAGCTCGAAGAATGGGAGCCAGATTACCAATCGCCTGATAGACATACATTCCCTGCAACCATGCGTCTTGGTTTTTCAAATCCTGCCGGATTTTTGCTGCTTTCCGGTAATATTTGACCAGCTCACAATCCCCGTCCCAATATTGTTCGGCAGTCATGCCGATTGCCAGATAGAAGGGGAACACTTCATAAAATTTTTCTGTGTAAGCGAAACGGGGAGCGGGGCGAACTACGCCACCGCCCCCTCGTTCATCGGACTGCAACCCGCTTACCAGTTGGCAGTCCAGTCCATGTTTCCCTCGCCGTCCTCATTAGGAACAGGCTCTTCCATGAGGGACAGAATGGGTTCGTTATACATCTCCACCAGCTTCGGCAGAAGCTCGTCTTTCCGGGGCAGACGGGCATAGATACGGTCAATGACCTCTCTCTTCACGAAGCGGTGCCGAGCGATAAACGCACCGGCAAACAGGGCCGGAAGCATGGTCATGGGCTTGCGGTCAACTTCCTCCGCAATGAAGCCCTGCTTCTCCATGATCTCAACGGTCTTGCGGGTATATTCCAGCGTATAGCTCTCGCCGGAAACGGGGTCTTTGATTGTCAGCGTCTTAGCCATGATAAATCCTCCTTATCATTTAGGCCGGTTGATGATTACTCAGCGGAAAAGGTGATGGGGGTGGAAGGAGCAATGGAAATACTCATATCCACAACCTCGTTCACGCCGCCGCCCACGGGAAACACAGAGAGCTGTCCTTTGAAGGAGAACTTTCCGTTGGAGCCGTCCGGGGTAACAGAACCAGCATCACCGGTTCCGCCAAACCAGACAGCATACTCTTCCTCTTTGCCCTCAAGAGCTTTGAGGGTCTGGAAGTCAGTCATATCGTAATTGGCCGTAAAGGTCAGGCCATCGAGGGACTGAATACCGGCGATATAGGTCTGCATATTGTCAGACAGAGTGGTGGTTTCCAGCATCTCAGGTTCGCCGCCCAGGTCGGGGAACTCCTTAATATCCACCAACTTCTCGTAGGTAGAAGTGCTTTTCTTCATCAGAAAAACCTTATAAGTGGAAATTGCCATGTTCTTACCTCCTATACAGATTTGTACCGTCTGTTTCTGCTCGATAACGGGCCACGAGGCGGTAAATACTTGCGTTCTCTAAATTCGGGATGGGGGACAGGGAAATGCGAGTGAAATTGCGCTGGTACATGAGATCGTCAATAATCTTCATAATGCTCCGGCATTGACTCTTCTTGCTGGTGGATTTGTTGGAATAGACATTTACCTCATACATCAGCGTTGCAAACTGTTCTTTGTCGCTGGTACTGAGGTGTTCCAGAGTAGGGTAATTGTCCTGCTCCACGATGCTCACATGGGGAAAAGCGGATGGGGCTTTCACATACTCTCCGCTCACATCAATGCCGGGAAAGGCTTCCCGGAGGGCAACCGCAATCGGTGTGTAGATTTGACTCTCCACATCAATCATCGAAATACCTCCTTTGCCAGTCCGGGCAAGATACCCTCCAAGTGTTTCACGGTTTCATACATGGACATATTGGCCGGATTACCCTGAGTAATGACTACTTCCTTCCCGTCCTTTTTGGTGTGAACAACACCATTCGTACCGGGTTCCCCATAGTAGCCCCAGGACGGCTGCTTACCGTGACCGGCTCCATATTCTCCACGGCGCATACCATGTTCTGCGGCTTCCGGGTGGTTATCCGGGTAAGTCACGCCGGTGCCGAACTCAATGAAGAGTACCGATGCTCCAACAGCGACCACGGCCCGGACTCCGGCCCCTCTCTGTTCCACAGACACAGACACATCATTGGTGCCGTCATACTCCGCCTTTGCGAAGTTGGCAGAGGCTACCGATAGACCTTCCTGCGCCAATCTGTCCAGCAGAACACTTGTCTTTGTCTTCAACCAGTTTTGATACCGCTCAATCTCTCGAATAGCGTTATCAATACCAGCCACGGACAGGGGTACTTTAATCGTCTTCACGATACTGTCACCTTACTCACAGCGTAGGAGATGGAATTAAGGCTCCTTGCGACACGCTTCACGATGTAGTCAAAAAGAGGATTTCCGTCATCGTCATACTCAGGCGATTTATCAATGAACAATACGGTATTTTCATCAATCGGACAGGTAAGGTCATCCGTGACAATCACCTTGTCATAGGAGATGAAATTACCAAACTGTTCCACCTGGGCAGAGCCGGTTGCGGCAGAAACATTGTCCCGCCTCTTCACGGCCTCCTTGTAGACCACACGGGTATCACCCGTTTCGTGACCCTCTTCATCCTTTACCGGCTCTTTTCTGTCATACAGCAGATACCAGTAAGCGGATTTATTTCGCTCCATGACCCTCATACCACCGGTTCCTCCCTGATAAGACTGGCGCAGGGAACAATCTCACGCAGGAGTGTAGGCGGCACATCTCCATCCTCATAAGAGCGGGAAATACCGTTCTCGCTGTGTGCTGTTTCCCCCTCAGCCCCACGCTTGTTCACCAGATAAGCGGCGATCTCCACCTGATTGTAGGCATATCGGTCAGGTACCTCAGTCACGGTGCTATTGAAGGGATAAGCCCGTTTCAGGACTTTATTACCAGCGATAGAAAGGTAGGTGGAAAGTACACTCTCGTTCTCTTCGCCGGTCATAGCTTTCAGCATGGTCAGCTTTTCAGCATCGGTCATGACTTTTCACCTACCTTTCCTCAAATTAGCCGCCAGCGACTTCCTTGGTGTTCACAGGATTGGACTCGTCATTGGCAATGAACACGCTCCGGCTGTACTTAGGAGCGGTGAAGCTCTGAGCAATGCCGGTGAACTTGCCGTGATACCACTCAGGGCCATGGTCAAGACCAATCTGACCGAAGAGCTGATACTTCTCACCGGCACCGGTCTTCGCCAGAGGCTCCAGGAAGAAGTTGCCCTTACCGGGAACAGGCTGGTACACGGGAGCGATCACATTCAGGTTCAGCAGCAGAGCCGTACCAGCGGGAAGACACTCGCCCAGGTACAGGTACACCACGCCGATGGGAGTGACCACGCTGGACAGGGCGATACCGTTAATCTCACGGGCAGCGGGAACCACAGTCAGGCCGTTCTGAACAGCGTCAGCATTGACCTGGAACAGCGTGGTAGCATCACACCACAGGCACAGACCATCGGTAGGAGCATTGGCCCCGTAAATCTTCTTCACCATGTCGGCAATGTCCCACAGGCCGAGAGGCTTGCTGGACATATTCTTGGTGTTGGTGGTAATCGCCTCCACCAGTCCACGGGTCTTGTTGATAGTGGCATCAGAAGTAGCCTTATTGAAAGTTCCCTGGATAAAGGTAAACTCAATGTCCCGGTTGACCTTCTGCATCTTTGCCGCCACCTGGAAGTCCAGCTCATTGATGGGGTTAGCCTGCTGGTTGGCGACATTCAGACCGGACAGGGTTCCCATGTTGGACTGCTTGGCATAGGAGATGCCCACAGCCTCCATGAAAATCTGAGTTACATTGGTCTTCTGAGTGCGAGTAATCACACTCGCTTCCGGTGCCGTCAGAGAGTCATTTTCACTGATAGCAGGCTGTGCGCCGCCGCCAGTGGTGTACTCCTGACCGGTCACGAACTCAACATGATTGGTGGTCTTGGCCCTGCCGCCGATGATGGAAGACAGGGGGCACCGGGTATTGCCCTTATTGAAGAGCATACCGGAGTAATTCAGTACCCCGAAACTGGTAGCCAGAGTATCGGACATAAATCAATCTCTCCTTTACTGGTTATTCGCCCTGGGCCTCGGCCTCAGCCTGGGCTTTCAGGCGTGTGTAGTAGGCGACAGCGGTAATATCACCGTTCTTCTGCGCCTCTTCGATTTTCTTGCCGTAATCTACGGCCCCCTCAGTACCAGAGCCAGAACCGGCACCAGCACCGGGCTTAGGGGTCTTCTTGATTGCGTCAGCTTTGACCTTTTTCGCATACTCTTCGAGGAACTTGCTCTGATTGGCAAAGACCTTAGCACTATCGCCGTCAGCCAGGGCCTTAGCGGTTTCCTCAGCCAGAGCCTCGTCATAGCCCTGGGCTACAAACTTGGCCTTGTACTCAGAAACGGTCTTACCCTTACGGAGATCAGCAAGCTCCTGTTCCATCTGAGCCAGCTTATCAGCGTCCTCCTGCTTCTTCTTTTCCTCTTCGGAAAGAAGAGCGTTGTGCTTCCGCTTCCACTCAGCGGCCTCGGAATTGGCCTTGGAAAGAGCGTTTTTCTGCTTTTCCAGCTCTGCGGCGTTATCCTCGTACTCAAACCCTTCCAGAGCGGCCAACTTCTGCTCAGGGGTCATGTTTGCATACCCCTCGATCTTACTGGTGTCAATCTTTGCCATAACAAATACCTCCTGCGTTTAACAAGGCTGTTCACTCAGCACTGATTTCTGTTTTTGGTAGGGTTTTCTCCCCTTGCGATTAAGGTCTTCCCTGACCATTCAAAGCCTTGCGGCCTTAAAACCAAAAGAAAAAGGGCTACCGGCAAAAGCGTTTCCGCTCTTACCGATAGCCCGTAATGGCTGTTACCGTCATCTCTCTATGACGGCCTCATATTTCTTTTTACTGGCGGTTTCCCAAACTACCACTTTGCCGTTTCTTACGGCAATCTCTACTCCCTTGCCACGGGAGAGGATTTCATTGATCTCCTGAACTGCCTTTGCCGTCAGGTTCACTACCGGGTTCATTCCCTTCACCCTCCCCATTATTCTGCTGCTTGGCGGCAAGTTCCGCCGCCTTTTTCTCCTGCTCTTCCGCATACTCCATGCTCATTTTGTAAGCAACCTGGGGGTCAGAGAACATTCCGCAATGGATAAAGGCCAAAACCGGAGCAATTTTAGGATTGTTCAGCATGGTAATCAGAACATTAGCCTTTTCCGAAATATTCTCATAATTGCGGCGAGTGAAGCGAATTTCAATGGCGGAGAGCTTCAAGCTCAAGTCGCTCAGGTTGTCGCAGATACGAAGAAGGATTTTCAGAAATTCTTTCTCCGACTTCTTGAACATCAATTCGCTGTCCTTGGCTCTCGCCTCTGCCGCAGACCAGCCATCCCGCATGATAACGGCGGAACCGGTATCACTGGTGGAAGAACCACCATTTCGGTTCGGCATACCGCAGATCGTGAGAACCGTATTATACATACTGTCCACAAGGGTCTGCGTTTGCGTCTGGTTCAACTCGGCAGTCAGGTACTCAATTTCGGCTTTGAACTGCGGGTCAATATCCTTGTACTTGATTGCGCCCTCTTCTCGCAGCTCACGATAATCCGAAGAAGAAATATCGACATTGTGGAAAAGCATAAGGGCCTGAACAAACTGCTCCACACCATCCAAGCGGTTGGACTCTACATTGTTGATTGCGTCCAGAAGAGGGAGGACGATTTCAAAAGCACCCAAACGAGCTTTATTCGCCGGGTACTCAATGATGGGAATACCCAAATACTGTTCCTCGCTCCGCCTGATTGCCCAAGTGTTTTCCACCTCATAATAGTGGTCAGAGGTATAGCAGCTAAAAATCAAAACCCCATCGTCTTTCAGGATATATTGAACACCCATCATAGCGGGATTTCCCAGGGCCGTAGAGTAAACCACGAAGGAGAAACGAGGGTCGAGCGTAAAAATCTCGAACGGAGCCTCGTCTTCTTCCACATCGGCCATACCATCAGGAAGAACCATGCGGTAGGAAGTGCCGCAAATGTGCGACCAATCAGCCAGCTCCTTGTCCTTTGCGGCCTTGTCCTCAGACAGAGCATAATCGTTGAGCTGCGTGATTTTCTTGGCAATTTCCTCGTCATCTCCACGGCTGACATACTGGACAGGCTCACCCATCAGATAACCGACCTTGAAAGATACGATTTCATTTGCCCGGTTCTCAACGACCTTGTTATTGATTTCAGGCCGAACTTCCTTCTGCCGGTAAAGAACAGGCTGATCTCCCTTGTAATACCGGTACAGATAGTTAATATCCGCCTGGTTCATGAGATGAATGAACAGGGCCTTTTGCAGAACATCAATGATGTTATTGTCATTGATTTCGGCCACATCGGTATAAATCACCCTGCGGCCAAATAACGCTCTGGCTCCCATTCATGTCACCTCCTATCAAAAGCCATTTTATCATCTTTCATGATAGCATAATATCCAATGCTTGTCAACGAATAACTCTTAATAATACCATTGGAGAACACGGTTTTCAACAAGGACGCTTGAAGATTTCGATTTTCCCTCCGGCCAGCATACGAATTTCATTTTCCAGAAGAGCCAAAGAGTCAGGTGCGTCATCGTGCGGAACCTTGCCGCTTCTGGTATAAGTGGTCAGCTCCTTCATGAAATTCCAATACTGACTGCCCCGTTTGTAAGTGGACGGGTGCTTGAAATAGAAGTTCTTCTTAATATTGTCGGAAGCAAATTCAATTCGGGTCTGTTTGTTTGAAATCGTCCGCTTTGTTCTGATACCGATAGAGTACCCCTGCTGCCGGATGATTTCTGCTACATCACGAGCGTAATACTGACCGGCATTGTTAGCCTCAAAAGTAGCAGAAGCTACCTTGTTGGAGATCAGACACTTAGCGCACTCCGGCTTTGTCACCTCTGCCGGGGCATCATCAAAGACCACATCGACAATGTAAACCTCGGTGCCATAGATGACGGCCACCGGCAGGGAAGTGGAGTCAGAACCGCTTTCAGCGGTATCGCCTACGGCAATGATAGTGTCCGGTTCCCGGTCAGGCGGCAGTTCAAAGAAATAGTTCAATTCATCCTTGTTGAAGAGAAGCCCTTTGGCCTCAAAAGGCTGTTGCTGGAACTCACTCTCAAACTGTTCAGCGGACAGAAGCTCTCTCTGCTCTCGGAAGTATGCCGTAGTAAAAATCTTCTGGCCCTCCCGCTCGTATTCATAATTGCTCTCGTCCGTGATTAGATCAAGGGCGGGAATTTCGATGGCTCTCCAAGGCCAATTCTCCTGCGCCGCATATTCCTGAACACGCCCAATAGGGTCATAGATGGAATACCGGGTGCCAGTGAACACCATGGGCGTACCCTCAATGGCTCGGCCCATAATATCGCCGGAAATCACTTCCCACTTATCGTCAAGCCGCTGGCGGTTTTTTGCCTCTTCACGGCCCTCAACACAGTCATCCAGGTAAAGCACATTTGTGGCCTCGGACAAACCCACCTGACGGGCATCAATGGAACGACACATGATGGTGGGGAACCGGGACTTGGATTTGAGATTGATGATCTTGGTGTCCGCTCCGGTCTGTACCAGACGGGCATCCGGGAATACATCATAGAACAGGTACTCATTAGGGGTAATCAGGTATTCCAGACACCCATTGTAGAAGCTCTTTACAAGGTCATCACCTGTTCCCTCCATCAGCGTAGAGCGGTCAGGGAACTTTCCAGAGAGCATATTAACAAAATTGATACCTGTTTGCGACTTTCCCGCTCGTTTCGGCATGGATATTGTCAAAAGACGCAGCTTTTTATCAAGAATATCCTGAAACCCCTGTACCATGGGTTTCAAATAATGCCTCCGGGGAGCATAAAACCGCTTTTCTGGCTTCCGGTCAAGCTCAATATAGGTCATAAAAGCGTCAAAATTATGGGGAGCGTCAAACAGGAGGGTTTTGCGCCATGCCTCATAGAAATGCTCTGCCTCTTTCGGGGAAGTACGGCGCAACTGTTTGGCCGAGAGAACCCGTAACTCTTTACTGACCTCATGTGCCGCCTGAAAATCTTCCTCTTCCCACTGACGGCAAAGAGATAACAGGTCAATATAGGCGGTATGATCTTCCGGCTTATTTTCAATATGCCGTTTAATACTGTCTGCCAGCTTCCGATAATCCATAAAATCACCTCAAAAGAAAAAGGGCTACCGGATTTCTCCGATAGCCCGTAATGGCTGTTACTCCCGCCCTTGCGAGAGCCTATTTATTCTTTTCAACGATGGTCTGCAATTTACTTGCCAGATGAAGCCACATTTTTGGGACTCTGTTTGAGATTGCCCCGTTACTCGGAACCGGGCATTGATACCCGGAACCGTCTTTCAAGTGGATTTGCAAAAAGAACCCATCCGGTATTTCATGTACGGTGGTGCTGGACTTTGACCCTGCTGTTATTGCACCGGCTACGACTCCAACCCCTCCGGCAATCGCACCACCCACAATAGCTCTTGTTACTGCTCCGGTCTTCTTAGTCTTAGTATGCGCCTCTCTGACAATGTTTTCAACAATAGCATAGGAGCTTATATCCCGATAAGAGATTAGTTTATCAAAGAACATGATGACCTCATTATCATCACTAAACATGATGTTGGCATTGGGATTATAAATGCTCTTTCTCCAACCTTCTGTCCCAAAGATTTGGCACTTCTCAAACAGCTTTGCAGTTTCCAACTCTTTTCGGGCCAGCTCCACTTCATACGGGTCAGAGTTGCGCTTGGCCGTCAGCTTATCCAGCCTCTTTTTCGCTTTGGCGATATTCTTCTCATTGCTGTAATTGTCATACTGTCCCATGAGGTCACACCACCTTTCTCACCTTTTCATACCATGTAGGTCTGCTGATACCAAGTTGACGGCAAGCATCATTCACTGTAATTAGCCCTTCTCTCTGCTTTTGCATTAGGGCCTTGAATTTATCCAAGTCAATCTCATAAGCAGGACGGCCAAACCCTCTTCCTGTTTTCGCAGACACCTTCCGCCCATCGACAACCGGCATGGCCGCTATCCCCTCGGCTTGACGCTTCCGTATCTTCTTCCGCTCCTGTTCAGCCATGGCTCCCATTACTTCAATCAGAATGTTATTGACCATCTCGCCAATCCAATCCTGTCCACGGAAGTCTATCAGCGTGGTAGGAACATCAAACACTCTTACAATTACACCATGCTCCTTGAACCATTCCAGCTCGGCTTTGATTTCCGCTTTGTTCCGTCCAAACCGGTCTAATTCCTCCACCAGAATTTCATCTCCGGGAACCAGGATGGATTTTAGCTTTAAGTAATGCTCCCGGTTGAAATTCTTTCCGCTTTGTTTATCTGTGAAGATATGGTCATCGTCCAGATCAGGGGCGTAGGCTTTCAGAGCGGCAAGCTGACGGGCAAGGCTCTGGTCTTTGGCTGATACCCGGCCATAGCCATATTTCACTCACCATCACCACCTGACCCCAAGAGAGCGTCCAGGTCATACTTCGGGTCTTCCTTTTGGTCAATCACAATCTGGTCAGCTCTGCGGACTCCCGGCTTCCTTTCCTGAATGACCACCTCATAGCCCAGGGCAGACAGCATTTCAACTGCGCTGTTGAAGGACAGGTTATTGCTTCTAAGCCGGGAACTGATTTCATTGCCACGCTCTTTACCAAGAGCCTTTGCCATGGTCAGAAGAGAAACATTTTTCGCTTTCATCAAATCTCGGATAGCCTTGTTGATATACATGGTAATCACCTCTTGATGACACTATACACTGAATTTATTTTGTTGTCAATAGGAAGTTGAAAATATTTTGTTACTGAATATCTTTTGTAACTGAATTAGTTTAACACTGAATATAGTTTGTTAGGAATAAAGCCTTTTTATTTTTGTGGGAATTTTCGCCACTCACCCCGGCCCGGTGGCGGTGGATATATCCCCCGGCCCCGGTATCAGGCAACCGGCCCCGGCTGCACTCTGAAAAGCACAAAAGAGCCGCCCCGGAATGAACCAGGGCGGCAACTTCATTTATTCAATTTCATCAATTCAATAATTATTTGAACCGGTAAAAGCAAGATCAGCAGAAGAATATACACAGTTACACCGCCTTATACTGTGGTACTCTGATAAATTCATCAAATGCCCACATAACAATATCAGACGGCGCACAACCGGCCACGGCTGCAAGCTCTTTCTTTATACCCTCTTCCGTATCGGCTACAATATAGCAGCTATACCTGTTTACCTCTTCCGGCCCTTCCGGGGTATTCTCTTCATCGTGTATAATCCACTCTGAACCAGTGTTAAAATACATTATTTCAAAAGCGTCCAACGCTTCCCGGCTCCAATCGTCCACGGGGTAAAAAACTTCGTTCCAATCACTTTGGCAACAACCCTGGATAATTCGCCAATCCCATTTACGGCCCGTAACAACGGAAAGAACCTTGCATAGAATATCGTTTTCTTCCCGGCTTCCGGCTTCCGTATAGGCGTTTACAAGCTCTTTCAGGGCGTGAATATCACGGGTACTATATCGGGCCTTGTCAGGCTCCAAAAGGTCATTTATCGCTTGTGT